ATGGCATCAATCAAAAAACATGGAAAAAAATGGCGCGTTCAGGTAGAAAAGAACGGCAAACGGGCATCAAAAACATTTGATTCAAAGGGCGAAGCAACCACCTGGGCCAGTGAAAAAGAACTGGAATTTGCAAACCCGGCAAAATATGTGGCATCAAGAAAACGTGTTTCAGACATGTTTGACCGTTATTCCAAAGAAGTTTCACCATCAAAGAAGGGTCAGCATTGGGAAGAAGTCAGGCTGAATAAATTCAAACGGTCATGGCTGGCTGATCTGCTCGTTTCTGAGGTCTCAGCAAAAGACATTTCAAAATGGCGTGACCAACAGCTGAAGAAGCTTTCACCGGCATCTGTGAACCGTGAAATGAATTTGCTTTCAGCGGTTTTTCAATCTGCTTTCAAAGATTGGGAATGGGTCTTGTTCAATCCGGTGCGTGGCGTAACTCGGCCAAAACAACCCAAACCGCGTGACCGAAGGGTCAGCAAATCTGAAATTAAAGCCATTTGTGATCAGCTTGGTTTTGATGGTCATACTGTTGAAACCAAGAAGCAGCAAATTGCATGCATGTTTCTAATAGCCATAGAAACTGCTATGCGCCTGGGTGAAATCCATGGCATTGAACCTGATGAATTGCATCTGGATGATAGGTTTGTTCAGCTGCCAGATACAAAAAACAATGATTCCCGTGATGTTCCATTGAGTAAAGAGGCTGTCAGGTTGTTTAACCTGGCCATGCCTGATTTATTTACCATCAGCAAAGCCAGTGTTTCAGTTTTATTCCGGAAGGCTGTAGATGCAGCTGGAATTAAGGATTTGCGGTTTCATGACAGCAGACATGAAGCAATCACCAGGTTGGCCAGAAAACTTGATGTGTTGGACCTGGCCAGAATGATTGGCCACAGGGATCCAAAGTCATTGATGATCTACTACAATGCCACTGCCAGTGAAATTGCAGGCCGCCTTGATTAATAGCTGTAATCAGCATCAAAAACATGAATTTTCACCAGTTCACCATTTTTGAATACTGGTTTTCCCTTAATGATGAATCCCCTATGCTCATCCAATGCCGATGAATAAATGTTGTTTGGCCTTTTAACTTCAGGGTCTTTGATTTCACCCACTATTATTTCATCTGGTCCATTTGCTATTGAGAGAAGGCAATGACCATTGTTCAAGTTTAATTCAGTGATTTGGTTACAAACAAACTCTTCAATTTTGCCAATCCGCTCAGATGGCATGGTTCTTATTATTTCTGCTTCCTTTCTTCCAATGACAAATATTTTGTTTTCTCCAATATAGTTCACAACCTTATTACATGAACCGCCTATTGGCTGAACAAAATCAATCATAGGCTTCTTTTGAGAATCAGCAAATTCACTTCCAGTGCTTCCAAGTGTTTCAATCAATCGTTCCGTTAACTTGTCCCTGTCTTTGCTTAATTTTCTGAACTGGACCAAATTTTCCTTGTTTGCTTCTTTGAAAATTTTCAATGCTTCAATGTGTGCTTTGTTATTATCTTTGTTCATTTTTCTCATCGTGTCTGCAATCTTGCCGATTGAATCATTGCCACTTAATTTATTTACAACAAAATCAGAAACATTGTTAAACAAATACTCAATGGCATTCCCGAAGTCTGGCAAACTTTGAATTGCCGGTGCAATCGGTAGAATATAGTTTACCCATTCAAACGACCCTTCTTTTGGGGCTGTTGTCACACATTGAAATTCTTTCTTGGTTTTACCTTTTGGAATGTTCCACTTGGATATGAAATGCATGATGTTTGTTGACAGTGCAGAATGCCCAATGACTGAATTTCCAAAATCAATTGAATTGATTTGATGACTGTCTGCCAGCAAGCCTTTATATTTAATGGTGATAGGCTGAATAATGCTTTCCATGATAATTCCATTGTTTTGTGAATAACGAAATTATACATGATTAAACAAAATATGCTTTTTAATGCTTTGATCTGTGTTTTGATATCCATTTCTTTACTTCTTCCGGGTACCAGCGGTGATCTGTCCGGCTGTTCTTGTCGTATGGAATCCGGATTGGAACCGGGAAATCACTGTGTGTGATCACCCGGTTTCTGATGGTGGAAGTACTCATGCCCATGAATTCAGCAATGTCAGCAACTGACCACATTTTCTGATCCTTGATCAGGATGTCTTTCAGTTGCTGAACAACACTATTGGCTATTTCTTTCTCAGCCATGATCAAAACACAAGAACATCATCAATTGCCAGGGATTCATGCAAATCTTCAATGATTCCATTGAAGATGCCATTGCGGTTCCTGATCACATACTTCAACCGGACATCACCATCAGAATCAATGTTGCAATAAAGGTCAGCTGCAGCACTGTATTTGTATGGCAGTGATTCAATTGGCTTCAACCTGAAACTGAAATTTTGAATGGTGTTGAAATACACTGTTTTTGATTTCTGATTTTTGCCAGCTGACACATTTGAAGATTGATTTGTATCAGTGTTGATTTCTTCAATCTTTTGTATGAGTTCAGCAAAGTTTTCAGCTTCGATTTGATCACTGTGTCTTTTCAGTGCCTGGACCATTTCAGCTTGGTCAAACCATGTGTTGTCATTCTTCATCCAAAACAGGAATGATTCATTTTTCTGGCAATCCAGTTCAGCCAGGTGTGTTGCATGTGATGGTGTTGAACTGTCTGAATGATAATCCAACACACAGCTGACATGGATTTCTTCAACATTCTTTTTGATGAAGATTGATGCCCGGCCAAACTTATCAGCCACACCTCTTGGTGCAAAGTGATTAACATATGCAACAAATGAAGCAAGTGTTGATAACTTGACATGTTGATCAATGCGCCTGGGAGCTTCCAGGTATTTTTCCAAATCATCTATTCTTTCATCATCCTGAAGAATTTTAATCATTGGCGCGTCAGCATTAACACTTGGAATGTAATCAAAGATATTGTTGCCTGCCAGTTTGTTTATTGCTTTTTGAATTAGTTCTTTCATTGGTTCACCTTTCAGTTAATTTGTTTCAATTTGCCAGGTTCTTCAGCCACTTGCTTCACTTCACCGGTTTCTTCATCTATCCGTGTGGCTTCATCCATAAAATCACCCTGGGCTGGATCCTTGGAACTGATTGTTCCATCAGTGTTGGTGAATCCCAGAATTGGCCGTTGATCAACGGTGGGCACCTTCACATTCTTGATTTCAGCGATAGCCACAACCATTTGCCCATCAGTTGAAGATGGCTTGAATGACATGTGGATGTTCAATGAACCGGTTTTGGTCGGTGCTGACCGGATGCCTTGCACTATGTCAGCAATGTGTTCATCCAGTTCCACCATCAGGAATTTTCCATTGTGTTTTCTGGACTGTCTCAGGATTTTTAATCCGCTTAATTTGTCTTGTTCGCTCATGGCTTAACACCTCATCTTTCAACCGGTTCAAGTTGTCCGGTTTCACGTTCAATAATTTCCCAATCCCGGTTGTTCATTGGTTGCCGGTTCTGGTCCTTTGCACTGCCATCTTGTGGCTGTTTGTTTTCTTGTTTCATGCTTTCACCTACAGCCCGGAACAATGCACAATTCCGGGCTTATCCAATGGGCAACCGTTCAAACGGTGTGCATCTGCCATCTTTTACACACACTTATCAAAAGGGGATTTCATCATCAAAATCTTCAAAACCGGATAGCGGGTCATTTTGTGTTTGTTGATGAGCTGGTGAGGTTGTATGACCATGAAAGCCACCTGTTTCAGATTGTGGCCTGGTGCCAAGCATTTGCATTTCACTGGCAACAATTTCTGTGGTGTACCGGTCTTGTCCGTTCTGGTCCTGCCATTTATTGGTGCGCAGCTTGCCTTCAAGATAGACTTGTGAACCTTTCTTCAGGTATTCACCAGCCACTTCAGCCAGGCGATTGAAGAACACCACACGGTGCCATTCAGTTTTTTCACACATCACCCCGTTTTTGTCTTTCCATTTGTCAGTTGTGGCCACAGAAATATGTGTGACACATGCACCGCCAGGTGTGAACCTTACTTCAGGGTCATTGCCTAAATTGCCAACAATGATGACTTTGTTGATTCCTCTTGCCATTATTCACCTTCCTTTTTGTTTAAGTTTCCATTCAATTCAATGCGGTGTCTTTTGATGTGCTGAATTTTGTCAATCACATCTGAGGCAAAGAATATTTCAACTGCTGTATATTCTGTTCCAAACTCTCTATTAATGATTTTTGCTTTTTGATCAGCAGAAAGGTAATTGAATGTCATAACTGGAATTGAGATCATCCAAATTAAATTTATTACTGAACCACAAAAGCCAATAACAAATAAAACTACGTGTTTACCACTGAAACCATCATTGCCAATTTTTAAAACTGTTGTAAAAGCAAAGCAAGATGCCACGAAGCATAATAAATATAAAAATAATGTCATTTTGATACCTCAGAATCATGAATAATTGTCAATGTCACCATGTCACGGCCATATCTGTTTGCCAGATAAGTTGCCAAACTTTTTGCATCTTCTTCAGTGGAATAAATTTTCACTCTCACACAGTAAGATGCCCTTACACCACCTGAATATGATTGTTGTGGTGGTGCTGGCCTTTTTTCTACTTGATCAGCTGGAACCGCAGTTTTAGCCTTTTGATTTGCAATGGCAGCTGCTTCATCAATCCGTTTTTGATTTTCTGCAACAACCTGTTTGATGTGAACATCAACATCACCTTCAAAGCTGATCAAATAATCAATATTGAATAGGTGTTCATGCCCTTCAATCAGCTGATTGATTAGCTTCACTCTTTTGTTGATTTTGTTGGTTTGGGTTGCAATGTCCTGGATTTGAACACCAACAAAATTGTTCAATGCTTCCTGCATGCTGGTGGCATTGCGTTTTCCTTTGATCTGGTCAACAAATTCTGACCGGTCTGGCACTTTGATGTGGCGGCTATAAACAGCATCAGCAGCTGCATTTTGAACAGCCTGGTGTGCTTTGTTCACCATTTCATCTTTCATGCGCTGCTTTTCAACCTTCACTTTGTTTGCCAGCGGCAATCGGGTGTTTTTGAATTTGTCCTGAAGTTCAATGATGGTGTCATTCAATTCTTTCAGGTCACCTGAATCAAAAATTCTTTCCTTGGCTGCAGCCAGGGCATCTTCAGCTTCTTTCAGGGTCTTGACCGCGGATTCTGCTTCAGCAAAATCATCTTCTGTGTTCAGGTCAGTGTTAATTGATTCAATGTAATCAATCATTGATTGCTTGAATTCAGGAAGGTTGTTCTTCTGAATTTTGGTGCTTACTTTTAAAATTAATTCGTTCATGTGAAATCCTTAAATTGGTTTTGGTCAATGGCTTGTTTCTCTTTGTTCAATTCGGCAATGAAGTGATTGATTGTCTTTTTGATGGTCCGGACCAGGGCCACATCAATTTCAACAGTTAACAAAAAGGGCTTGAATGATGGGTGGTAACTGAAGAAGTCCCAAGATTGAAAACCACTGAATGCCATGCCTGATTGAACTTGCATTCGGTATCTATCCGGACATGTGTTTTTTCTCAGATAACCAACATGTGTGGACAGCTTCGGACACTTGATTTCCAATCCGCGTTTTATTGCATAAACTAGGCCATCAGGTGAACACATAGAATCCTTTGCTTCATCCAGGAAAAGGCCACCCACTTCATCAACTTTGTTTCCAGTGATTGATGAATAAAAATCACGGGCTTCAGGTTCCAGTTCATTGCCTCTTTGCATGGCTTTGGTGTACACCCTTTCTTCAACTGAAACTGTGGGATCAATGTATTCAGCAAGAAGCTGATTCATGTAGCCGTCCCACTGTGAAGAAAGAGTGCCTTTTGATGTCAGTATTTTTGAAAAACAACTGGAAGTTGGAATGCCTCTCCGGGCTTCCAGCCATTCTTCTGAACCTTGTTGGCAATCAAGAACAATCATCAGAAGTCCACCGGCACTTCTTCAACACCTGATGATGTTGGTACACCAGAAACCACATTTGAATTGTTTTGTTGCCTGGGGGCTTTTGAATTCGCTAGAATCAATTTCATGATGCGGTCAAATGCAGATGCCGGAACTTCATTGATCCGGAATGTTTTGAACGTCTTATTCAAATATTGATTGAAATCACTGATCTGAATTCCATGATCATCCAGGGCATCAGTTATCAGATCGATTTGCTCAGCTGACAAACATTGTGTGACTGGCTTTCTGACCGGTGCTGAACCCTGGCCATCATCATCACGATATGCAGCCAAACCCAACACAGCAAACAGTGTGTATCTTTCCAAATAAGTTGTTGTTGATGCAATGGCCTGTGCTTCATTCTTGCCATCTGAATAATCAGGTGGCGCACTCAGCACACATGATTCTTCATGGCCATCAGTGTGTGACAATATGCATTTAACAGTGATCAGCTGGTCTGATTGATTGGTCTGCCATCGGTGAATAAATCCGTGCTTACTCATCACAGGCAAAAGTACCTGAATCATCTTGCCAAGTGTGGCATGACGGAATTCACCGGTTTGATGATCAGTTTCAATCACCGGACATTCAGCATTGAATTCAGCCTTGGCTTTCAGGAATGCCAATCGGGCATCTTCTTCTTTGGTGGACCTATCAAACTGCATCAGCTGATTGATGGTTTCATATGTTGCACCTTGATTGACTGCATCACCAATGACATCAACAAATGTTTTTGCTGGTAATGCTTGGGCTTTGGTTAAAGCTGTTTTTTTCTTGGTGGTTTTCTTTTTGGTTGTTTTCGGGGGCATATCAGTTCCTGAAGTTTAGTTTTGAAATATTGGTGTAGCCTGGTGGAACAGTCAGCTTTGCTGTTTCTTTGGTGATGAAAAAATCTTTTCGGCCGGGGCTGTCGTTGTAAGAATGTGCAAGGGTTGGAATGATCCCGTTGCTGATTTTGTATTCTGCAAATTCCCGGCCTTTATATTCGCGAATGCCAGAAAGCCACCGGAACCGCTCAATGATAAAACGGGCAGAAACGCTGACATTTTTTAGCCGGTTGGCATCTGCAAAATCAAAAAACCGTCTGGCCAAATCCTGGTTGTCCATAAGCCATGCCATATGCCCAATTTGATATTTGGCTTGATTCGCCATCATTGCGTTGTACAGGATGGTAACTTGCACTGATTGCGGGGCTGGCACCTGGCAGGATTGATTTGCTTGTTGTTTCATAACCACTTTTCCATTGAAAGTGGCGAAAGTATAACCCTACAGGTTAGATTATGTCAATTATATTTAACCCATAAGGTTAGATTCACTATTCTATGCGCACAAAAAAACCCGCACTGACGCGGGTTTATGGGGTAAAAAATATTTTTTAATTTTTCAAATCTAATCCCCGTTGGGTTAGTTTTCCAATTTCTTCATTGGTCCTGAAATCCTTGATGACAACAATGTCTGCATTCTGATCTATGGTGTAGTAATAAGCGAATACAACACCAGTAAATGACTGCTTCTCATCAAATGAAAGGTTCATGAATTCATCACCCACATGCACATGTGGCAATGATCCAGGAACATCAACTTTTTTGAATATGTTGGTGTTGATCAGTTTTTGAATCAGCTGTTCTCTTTTTTTCTGAGCGGCCGGGCTTTTGTCTTTTACCGGTTCCACCTTGGCCGGTGGCTTGTATGTTGATTTGTTTGATGAATTGTTGTTCAGAAAAAATGAATTAAAAAGGATGAAGGCAAAAAGAATTCCAACAGCCCATGTGACAACTGATGTTTGTTTGTTTGGATGCCCACACTTAGGACATGTCTTGGCTTGTTTTGATATTAATGCTCCACATGACTTGCATTTAATTTGCTTCATAATAATCCCGATCTGTATACAGCTTGTCCAATTATATACAAATGATCAAGTTCAGACACAGGGATTGTTTCAGTTTCATGCTGTGGATTGTCGCTGATGACATCAACGGATCCGTTAAAATTTTGCTTCAATCGTTTGATTTTCATTTCACCACCAATCATTATTCCATAGATTTTTCGGTCAATGATTTTGGTTTTTGATCGATCAATCAAAACACTGTCACCATCTGCCATTGATGGCAGCATTGAATCACCATAAACATAGAGGATCATCAGGTTATCAGGTTTCAACCGGTTCTTCAGCAACCAGTTCTGGTCAAAAGGAAGCTTCTTTTTTGTTTCAATGTATTCTGGCACCTGGGTTCCATTTCCGGCAGACAACTGGACATCATAGACAGGAATCAAAACATCTCTGTCAGATTTATATTCTTCGGTGAATTCCCTAACTCCAACAATCTCATCACCCGATAATAGCCAGACAAAATCCACTTCAAGAAGTTCTGATAATTTTTTCAAATTTTTATGGGTTATTGACCCAATCCGAAACCATTTCATGACTGTGTTGTAAGAAACACCCAGTTTTTCAGAAATTTCTTTCTTGTTCACAGGTGAGTTGTCAAAGGCTTCATTTATGCGCTTTACAAGCTGTTTTTTATAATCTGGCAGTTCTGATTTTTCCACAATATAACCCTAACGATGTCTTTTTGTTGACTGAATATAACCTTTAGGGTTAGAATTCGGCCATGAAAACAAATTCTCTCAAAAAAGCATGCAACCTAATAGGTGGCACAAAGTTGGCGGAACTGCTGTCAAAAAGCATTGGCAGTGTTCACAGACAAACCATTTACAAGTTCATTGCCAAAGGCTATGCCCCGGCAGACTGGTTTCATGTAATCGTTGAAGCTACAGAAGGCCAGGTTACATATGATGAACTTTATGCTGATTTGTATACCAATAAACGAGATTGTAACCCGCAGGATGTCACCAATCAAATAGAAAAGTTCACATCAGTTTGTAAGAAAAAAACCACAGATGTACGAAATTCTGCACATGGTGATGCTGCATGAATCTGTTCTCAGAACAACTGGTTCAAAGTTTCGTGGGCTTGGCTGCACCCTATTCAACTATTCACACAGTAGCCATTAAGGCGCGTTTGATTCCTCTTTTGCGCGCCTTTCTATTCTCCAAAGAGCTGCCAAGGATGGCGGGTCAGGTGGGTGTGTCATGAGCATGGAAATGATGGTGCTGGTGAACAAGCACAGATTCGACAGCCCGTTAAAAAAACTGATCTTCCTTCAGCTGGCAGATAATGCCGACAAATCAGGCAGGTGCTGGCCTTCACATTCATACATTGCTGAAACTTCTGGCTGTGGTAAATCCACTGTCCGGAAACACATCAAAGAACTTCATGAACTTGGTTATTTGCGTGTCAAAAACCGCAAAACTGACAAAGGCAACACATCCAATGAATACACCATAATCAAGGAAAAGTTGATGGGCTTACCTATGCCACCAGATAGCACAGGGGGGTGCTACGAGGTAGCACAGGGTGTGCCACCAGATAGCACAGGGGTATGTCATGAGGTAGCAGAGGGTGTGCCACCAAATAGCACACCCCTATGCCACCAGGTAGCACCAGAACCAGTCACTATAGAACCAGTCACTATAGAACCAGTCATTGAATCAAAAGACGTTCAGATCGTTTTTGATCACTGGCGAAATGTGATGGACCACAAGCGGGCAAAACTGGATAACAAGCGAAAAGGCAAAATCAAGTCAGCATTGAAATTGTTCACGGTTGAAGAATGCCTGAAGGCCATTTACGGTTGTTCACTTTCGCCTTTCCATATGGGCGAAAACGAAAGCATGACCCGCTATGACAGCATTGACCTGATTTTCAGGGGGGCTGACTACATTGAAAAATTCATGGCCATTGCTGACAACCCGCCACCCAAACCGAAGGCCAATAAAACCAAGATCATTGATGAAATCATGAGACGTTTGTCAGCTGGCCAAAACAACACCTGGCAATGGACACAGCCAGAAGCAGAACAACTTTTTCAGAAAGCCATGAAGGTTGCCACATTGTGGAACCTGAAAACCAGCGAAGTCATTCGCGTTTTGAATTCTATCGACTAACCACAGGAATGAACAATGAAACTTAATCCACTCAATGACCGCGTGATCATCAAACCAGAAACCAAACCAGAAGGTTTGATAGTTATTCCAGATGAAGCAAAGGACAAACCAACCGTTGGTGAAGTCATTGCTGCTGGTCCTGGAATAACTGAGAAGAACGGCAACTTCAGAGCAACAACAGTGAAACCCGGTGACCGGGTGCTTTATGGCAAGTATCACGGATTTGAAGTTGATGTGGATGGCCAGAAGCTGTTCACAATCAAAGAATCTGAAATCATCGGAATAATCGGATGACCTGGATTCTCATTCTTTCACTGCTGATTGATTTTGCTGCTGATGAAGCTGTGTTGGTTCCAGCACACCCGGCATGCCAAAACACCAGTGATTCATTCACCATCACTGATGGTTTGCTGTGCTTGAAGGCCAGCCAGGTTTATACAGACACCATTTTCAAAGGTGGATTTGAATGAATGTACTTTCATTATTTGCTGGCATTGGTGGCTTTGACTTAGGGCTTGAAAGAGCTGGAATGACTGTTGTTGCACAGTGTGAGTGTGAACCCTGGTGCCAAAGGATTTTGAATAAGCATTGGCCTGAAGTACCAATTTATGACGATGTGACCAAACTAAAGGCGGAGCAATTAAAAAATGATGGAATCAAATCAATTGACCTTGTTTGCGGGGGATTCCCATGTCAACCGTTCAGCCTTGCCGGGAAGCGAAATGGCGAAAAAGATGACCGCCATCTCTGGCCAGAGATGTGCCGCATTATCAATGAAACAAGGCCATCTTGGGTCATTGGTGAAAATGTTGCTGGAATCATCACATTGGGACTCGATGCAGTCTTATCCGATTTGGAAAGTATTGGTTACACCGCACAAACGTTTGATATATCGTCTGATGCCGCTGGATTACCAACGATGGAACGGCACATATGGATTATTGCCACGCCCAACAGTAAGCGATTCAAAAGGTTCACCAAAAAAAAGATTCAGAACCAGTCCGGAACACAGATCAAATTTCTGCGAAATCATCCGCGAGAATATGAACGATGGGCTCTACCCAAGACCAGAGTTTGTGGAGTGGGTGAAAGGGTTTCCGGATGGATGGACCGAATAAAGGGACTTGGAAATGCTGTGCCACCTCAAATCCCTGAGATCATTGGAAACGCAATAATGGAAGTATCAAAATGATGACTTCCGAAGTTAAACGGCCAATAATGCGTTACCACGGTGGGAAATGGATTCTTGCACCATGGATCATTGACCATTTTCCTGAACACCGTTTTTACACTGAAGCTTTTGGCGGTGCTGGTTCAGTTTTACTAAGAAAACCGAGATGTTATTCAGAAGTCATCAATGATCTTGATGGTGAAATTGTTAATGTTTTTCAAGTTGTGCGTGACCAGGGCAATGAACTGATTGAAAAACTTAGATTGACACCCTTTGCAAGGACCGAATTTAAACAGTCATATAAAAAATCTGATGACCCGATAGAACAGGCAAGAAGAACTGTTGTCAGGTCACTTTTTGGATTTGGTTCACTTGCGGCCAGTGGAAAAGACACTGGTTTCAGAAGCTTTTCAAACAGGTCAGGCACTACACCTGCGCATGATTTTGCCAATTATCCGGATGTTTTGAAATTTGCAATCAATAGGTTGAAAGGTGTTGTTATTGAAAACCGTGATGCCAAAGAAATCATCAAACAGCATGATAGCTGCCAAACCCTACATTATGTTGACCCGCCTTATGTGCATGAAACCCGGTTTTCCAGGGCAAAAACAGATGGTTACAACTTTGAACTTTCCAATGAACAGCATTGTGAATTGCTGGATTTTCTGGACACAGTTCAAGGCATGGTTGTTATTTCCGGATACCGGTGTGACCTGTATGACCAAAAACTGAATGATTGGGTGCGCATAGATCGCAATGCATATGCAGATGGAGCCAAACCAAGAGTTGAAAGTCTCTGGTTAAACAAGTCAGCAGCTGAAAAGCAAAGACAAAAAGACATGTGGATTGACTATGGCACATGAAAAAACTTTCCGAACTGATACCCGGCTTTGTCTACCCAGAACCAAACATGGGTGTTGTCCAGGCCAAAGCAGAAACCATGGATCAAGAACAGCTGATTCAGTATGCCAAAGGCTTGAATCTAAACCAGGACCAAAAGCAACAGCTTTGGATTCACTGGAAATCATGCAAACGAATAGAACACATGAAGAAACAAGATGAACAACGTAACTGACGCACAAATTTTGGGCACTGAATGCTGTGGCCAGCCAACCAAGAAGAAAGTTCCTCATCATATCAAATTGGTCAACTGTATGAAAATTGGTTTCAAGTATCCACCGCACCGGTTTAAGTCAAAATCATATGATGCAAAAAGCATTCGTCACATGATCAAAACATTGATCGATCAAGGCAGGGTGATTGAGACAGAACCGGAGAACGGGAAAATTTATTGGGTGCGTGTGAAATGAATGAATCCTTTGAAATTGCTTCAGTTCGTGATGCCAATCTGGCCACCAGGTTGATTGAAAACAGCTTGCTTGAAGAACAGCGGTATTTATTCGAGCTGAAACCATACGAGAAGAACAGGACAAATGCACAAAACAAGCTTCAATGGCATTGGATGAATGAACTTGACCGGCAATCAAGTTCCATTCCTGAACTGAATGGAATGGACATCAACCAAATCCAGGCAATGTGCAAACTCCGGTGGGGCGTTCAGATCATGAATGAAGATGATGATTTCAGACAGGCATGGCCCTTGGCTTGTCGCGGTCTGAACTATGAAGAAAAGCTGGTGATGATTGAGTTTTTGCCGGTGACCAGGTTGATGAACATTGAACAGAAAACCCGGTATCTGACAGCGATTTACTACCACTTCTCACCATTGGGCGCAATCCTGACCACATCTGCTGATTTCTACTTTGAAGCCATGGGGTGGAAACGATGATTCTGAAAAACACCCGCGTAAAGTCCACAAAGATCACCAGAGCGGCAAAGGGTCAGCCATGCACATTGAGAATTCCAGGTGTTTGCAATCGTGATGACAGCACTTCTGTTTTTTCACATCTGAACGGTGGCGGCATGGCCATCAAACATCATGACCTTCATGGCTGTATTTCATGTTCTGACTGTCATGACTGGCTTGATGAACGGATCATCAGCCGGGCTGATTATGACCACAAGATGTGCGAATTTTTGCGCGCCATGGTGGAAACACAAAACTTTTTAATGAAACAAAAACTGATACAGGTGAACAAATGAACAAATTTGCAAAAGCTTTATTTCTCTTTACGATTGCCATCATTATCACACTGGCAAAGCCATTCATTGTCATTGACCTTTATGAATGGCATGTGATGAATCAATTTCAATTGCCGGTCATCACATATGCGCAAACATTCGGCATCCTGATATTGCTTCAGGTCATATCAGGGTTCAGATCGGTTGCAAAGGATGCAAAGTATAAATTGGACACACACATTTATGGAAGTGTGTTTGGATATGGGTTCCTGTGGTTCCTGGGATGGTTGCTGTCATGATTGGATTGTTTTTCACATGGGTTTCTGCCTTCGGTTTGTTCCTTTATGCAGGGCACAAACTGAAAAAGAAACGCCAAAAACGGAATGATGACCTGATCAGCAGTGGCATCTTCACTGACTATGAACCCATGACCAATCAGGAACGCATTTATCAATGGGAATCAAAGCGGGTTGACAACCTGCTACTCATCAAAGGTCAGTTCATCACCGATCAAACAAAGGTGCTGACATCAGCCAGCGTAACACCCACACAACAGGCTGACATGTTTGGCTTCAACCAGGTGTCACCATGAGCATTGAAAACTTAATGACCGCAATCAACCAGCGTTCAACCAGCTTCTTCAACAGTATGACAAAGGGTGCCGGCGGGGCTGCTTCTGAAATGGCATTCAGGGACATTGTTTTATCCGGGGTCGGGCTGATCAATTCAAAGTTTGATCAGGAACTGGTGCTTTTCGTGTTCATCAATGAAGGTGACCAAGAATTTATCATGAACCAGCTGTTCAACATGATCTGTGCTGAAGTTCCGGACAGTGAAGAACTGGTCAGAAAGATCAAACAGCTGAAGTCAACAACCCTGGTGGCACCTTACTTCAAAGGAACCAGAAAACTTGACCAAATGCTGACACAGGCCGGGCGCCTGGCATTAATCAATGCCCTGCTTCAGCGGTCCGCATCACTTCGCGATTCTGGCAACTTCATCGGCTGCAGTAAAGACACATACACCAGCCACTTCAAAACCCTGGTGGATGTGGTCAGTGACAATTTGCACAGCCGGTTGAAGCGGTCTGAACGCAAAATCATCAACAACATTTTTGGAAGGCGTGAATCATGAAAGGCAATAATTCAAAAATTAAGAAGTTGTCAAAGCGTTGCATTCAATGCGGAAGGTTTGTTCAGAAAAAACTTTGGCGTTTTGTATCCGACATAAAAACTGAAGGATGTTGTTGTAATCACTGTTTTAGCAATATTGACACCCTTGAAGATGGGTCTGATTGGGGGTGAATGATGTTGCCAAGTAACAGAAAAGTAATCAACGGTCATGAAGTCATCAAAATGTGGATTGATCACCGCCGCGAATACATTGTGATGATTGATCATATTGAAGTGGATTGTTCATTTGATCAGGCAGTTGAACTGCTGAAAAACAATGCTGTGAATTTCCCAGGTGATACCACCAAATTTGAAAAAGATGATTTGATGGAGTTGATATCACAGACATTTGAAAAACAGGGTGCCACTGTCCACAGACCATGGCAACAATCAAACGACAACAAAACGGACAAATCATGAAAAATCTTGAAATTAGACAGTTTTCATGGTCAAATTTCCATTGTGGACTGTTGCGCCTATCAGGTGAAATCAGTCAAATCAACATCAAAGCTGGTTGGCATTCTGCCATCCGGCTTTTTTTGTGCGTGAAATCTATGCCGAAAGCAGCCAAGAAACATTCAATCAAACAGATTGGAAAACAGCACCGGGCTGCGCATGATCGAAAAAGGCAAAACACAATGGCTTATCAACGCCAGGCAAAACGGAAGTACAGAACCAATTCAAAAGCCTGGCGAATTATCCGTGATCAGCAACTGGACCGGCAACCATTGTGTGAACACTGCCTGGATGAAGGGCTTACCAGGTCCGCAACTGTGGTTGATCACATTGATGGCGATTCCTGGAACAACGAACCGGCCAACCTGGCCAGCCTTTGCCATTCACACCATTCAATCAAGACTGCCAAACATGATGGCGGTTTCGGCAACAAGAGGAAACCACAATGAACAAAGCACACTTCATTGCCAGTGATCTTTATTGGCAAAAATACGGCGAACAGATCAAACAGCATTTGGACATGCACAATGTCCAGTTCTCAAAGGACGGAAACAAGTTGAGAATCGAAGCCGAAAGCAAACACTTTCACCGGGATGGAATGAACATCATCATCCAGGGCCGATTCCGGGGAACAAAGTTCACCGTGAAGAAAGTCATTGACCGGGAAACCGGTGATGAAATCCAGGTTGGTGCATCATGATCAGGATTGAAACAAAGAATGATCCAGCCGAATTTTCAAAGTCATGTGACATTGTAGTCACCGAAGCAGACGGCACAGAAATCAAGAACATTTCAAAGATTGAATTATCAATCAAGCCAAATGATCTGGTTGTTGCCAGTCTTGAAATCTGGGCAGGGAAGCTGAATGTGTGGGCGCATGATAACCGCATATATCTTGACCAATATGGAAATAGATTCATCAGGGCCAATGATCATTCTGTTTTGAAGCAAATAAAATTTGATGAAGATTTAGCAAAGGCAATCCATCTGTTTGAAAAAGACATGGAAAGCTTTGGTGGTCATGAACGGCTGGAACAGTTAATCATGGAAAGAGACAGTGTTGAATGCCAGTTCAAGATTAAGTATGACAAAGCATGCAATGATGAATCAATCAGGGTTGATGAAATGATGGTTTTATTGGAAGAAGCAATTCAGCTTCAGTCCAGATTGCTTGATCTGGTCCAGCAGATTCATTCAGCACCATCATTGTTTGATCCTAAGTATTGGCAGAAGGACAATGATTAACCGGTCACCAATCACATACCGTGAGGTCCAAAGGAATGCAGCCCGTTTCAACCGAATGGTGAACCTATCCATGCCATCAGCTAACTTCATGATGCGGATGGTCATGAAGCTGAACACTGGCAGCTACCAAACAGACCATGAATCATTGGAAGCCTTTGATCCATGGCCGGGGGCGAATGCATTATGAATCAGCAAGTATCATCACATGACTTGCCATCACCAACTGGTCAAATCACCATGGGTGGTAAAAAATTCAAAATGATCTTAATTGAAATTGTTGATTTAGGAAAAACAGAACTTGAATTCTTTGGATGGAAAGAACAACTTTTCAGGTTTGTTGATTCAACTGATGGAGTTCAATGTCAGGATATGGTTTCACTTTTAGCTTCAGGAAATGATGAAGTAGAAATCTTCCACAAGGAAAGCCCGGTTATCTACAAGTGTGAATCAATTTCATATGGCATTTCAGAAAACATTAGCGGGCTTCTGGTTGAAATGAAATGCTCACAATTTTATCAATGGTTTTCCCCATGAACAAAGAACACATAACACCACAACAGGCATCAGTTCTGCCAGCCGGGTCAATGATCAAACGCACCCTGGATGGACAGTATTACACCATGGCAAATGATGGAGTGTTTGAACTGTCACACTTCAGCCCGCGTTCTGAATGCACATGCCGGTGCCATCAGCCTGACCAGGTAGTCATGCACTTCATGCCATGCTGTGTTGAGGATCCCGAAACACTGTTCATTGTAGAAGGTGAGCAAACCGCCAAAGGCAAAGACGGCAAGGATTACTTCTGACATGAAAACCAAGATGACATTGAACATCACAGTGAAGCAGACCAAACCAGGTTTGACAAAGCTTCGGTTGTCAGTTGCTGCATTCTTCTTCAACCTGGGCAAACTGATTGCACCATCAACCATTGACTTTGAAATCAAACCAGTTGATGCCAGGGAGTTTAGAGCGTGAATAATAAATCAAATCATCATAATGATGAACCAGCTGTTGTGGTAAAGATCACCGGCCCGGATTATTCAAGAACCTTTGTTTCAATGAACCAGGCTGAATTCAATGATTTGGTTGATGAATATTTTCGGAATGGAAATAGTAAATTAAAACCTGTTGGCTTGGTAAGCAATCCAACTGGTATCAATAGAGCATACAACCATTACATGAAGTCAGCAGAAGATTTGATTGATGGAATGACTGACACAATTGAAAGTATTGCTGCTGTAAATGGTGAAAGCTTCGATGAAGTCAAACGCCACTTTCTGTGGTTCATCTTCCGTGGTTTGAAAACCAAACAATCGGACAAACTCAGACAGGCCATTGAAAGCCGGTTGAGACCAACCAAAAAGCCAATCAACATTATCCAATCAGTCAAAACAATTCCATCTGGTTGCATAGGCAATTCAGCTGAATTGATGTTGGTGAATTCAGAATGGACATTGGATTGATGATGAACCGAAATATCATTTTTCATGACCCAAAGAACAGAAGGCTTCTGTTTAAAGGAAACCCCAAAAGGAATGCAAAAGGCCAATTGAACAGTTCAACAGTAAGAAGCATTGATAAGTTATTTGAATCAATAACAGAAAAGAATAATGAACACCAGAACAACAACCGGTGACATGTTGATTGCCAAAGCCAAGTTCAAACAAAAGCAACAATCATACATCCTGACAGCAATGAAGAAAGCAAAGATGCAGCCAAGTGAAAAGCAAAGACGGATGGATGAACACAATGAAAGAATGCAAGAATGGATTGAATTTGCAAACCAGCTTGGAAGAACAATGCAAGAAGCGGCAGAGACTTTAAAACGGATGTCTGAACTGCTTGCATCTGTAATGGAACAAAATGAAGCCAATCTGAGCAACGCAAACCGCAAACCCTATCCACAACCCAGAAGAAAGGGAAAAATCAAGCCATGGGGGGTGGGTTAAATCCCTGTGAGGTATTGAGCCTGATTCGGGCGCTTATTCGTTTTTTTTTATCCGCAAAATTTTAACTTTCCAAAAAATTAAACTATGGGCCGTAAAAGTCAACCAACACACCTGAAGGTGATGAAAGGCGTTGATAAAAAGGATCCAAGCCGGGTGAATAAAAATGAACCGGTGGCCAGTGACATTGGCCAGCCACCTAAACACATGAAGCTGAAAACCATGCAGAACATCTGGCATGAAATTGTGAATGATGTGGCTGCAGGTGTGTTCCAATCATCTGACCGGGTGGCACTTGAACTGGCAGTTGTTCTTCTTTATGAGTTCAGAAAAGACCCTTTGAAATTTGGCACCATGAAAATGAACCGCCTTCAATCATTGTTGGCAGCATTTGGAATGACACCATCAGACCGGTCAAAAATTGTTGTTTCAAAAACTGAAGATGATAACCCTTATTCAGATTTTGAAGATTGACCATGGTTCAAATGAAGAAGAACTATGTGCGGATTTGTGATCAGTACATTGAAGATGTTTTATCTGGCAAGCAGCCAGCCGGGCGATATGTTAAAGCAGCATGCCAACGCCAGAAAGATGATTTGAAAAATGGCGTTTCCGGATTTGAGTTTTCAAAAAAGCATGCAAACAAAATTTGTTACTTCCTGGAAACACTGCCAATTGTCAAAGGTGGCAAAGGCAACATCATTCTGAAGCCATGGGCTTGTTTCATTTTTTGCACCATCTTTGGTTGGGTCAATGAGTTTGGAAACCGCAGATTCAGAACTGCAAACATCTATGTTCCAAAGAAGAATGCCAAATCAACATTTGCAGCAGGGGTTGCATTGTTTGGAATGGTGGCAGATGGTGAACTTGGTGCTGAAGTTTACAGTGCGGCTACCAAAAGAGATCAGGCCAAAATTGTTTGGGACATTGCTAAAAAGATGGTGGACAGAACACCAGCTTTGCGCAAGCACTTTGGGATTGAAACATCAATTCAATCCATCATGCAAGAAAGGTCCGGATCCTTCTTCAAACCACTGTCCAGGGAAAAAGATGGCAGCAATGATGGATATGATGTTCACATTGGAATCATTGATGAAATTCATGCTTTGGTTGGTAAGAATGGCGCGGCAATGTATGACATTGTTGACCGTGGAACCATTGCCCGGAAAAACTCACTGATTCTTGGCATCACCACAGCTGGTGGCAACTTGTCTGGTGTCGGATTTCAAAAGTGCAAGTATGGAAAAAGATTGCTTGATGGTGAAATTCAAGATGAATCAACTTTCTTCATATTCTATGGAATTGATGATGAAGATTTGAGGGACCACAAAGAAAGGCTTTTCACTGATTCATATTTTTGGAAGAAAGCCAATCCAAATTGGTTTTTCATTGATGAACAGAATTTCAGAAACCAGGCAATAAAAGCACAGAATTCAATTTCAGAGCAACCAGGGTTTTTGACAAAACACCTGAATGTGTTCATGAACAGCACTACACCCTGGATCAACATGCTTGATTGGGACCGGTGTCAACAGAAATTTGAAATTGAAGATTTTGCAGGGTGTGAATGCCTGATTGGTGCTGACCTGGCAACCCGAAAGGACATCTGTTCATTGGCTATTTTGATCACTGATCGCACTGGAAAAAAACGGCTTGTGACCCGGCACTATGTGAATTCAAAAACGGCCAGTGAAGAAAACAATGCCATGTACTATGAATGGGTTCAGAAAGGTCATCTGATCGCAACACCCGGTGATATCACAGACTATGCATTCATTGAAGCAGAGATTTTGAAAATTTCAAAAATGCTGGTTGTCAAAGATGTGATTTTTGATCCACATCAAGCAGCATTCTTGGAAACCAAGATTCAAGATCATGACATTGAAGTCAGTGAATGGCCGCAAACAATGAACATGATGTCAGAGCCTTCAAAAGTTTTTGAAGCCTGGGTCATTGCTGGTGAAATCATTCATGATGGAAACGAAGTGATGAACTGGATGGTGGCAAACACACAGCTTTATCATGGCCCGCATGACCAACAGAAACCGGTCAAAGAATCCAAAGATTCAGAAAACAAGATTGATGGCGTGATTGCCACAATCTTCACTGTGGGCAGGCATGAACTGATTGCTGAAGATGATGATGTTTATGACCCTTATGACTTAATTGATTTTGGATGAACTGATGATTGAAGAAATTAAAAACCAATTTTTGAACATTTCCAACATGTTCAAAAATGAAAGCACATTAGAAAATCCAGACAATGACTTGATTGAATCATTGACGTTTGGAAACCGGTCATACACCGGGGTCAGTGTTACTGAAGAAAAAGCACTTCAGGTGGCAGCATGCTATGCCTGTGTGCGGATACTCAGCACAACATTTGCTGCGCTTCCGCTTCACCTGGTCCGCAAGCAGGGTGACAAAACCCTGAAAGCCAAAGATCATCCGCTTTATGAAATCTTACACATCATGCCAAATGATGAAATGGTTTCATACAACCACCGGCAGATGATCATGTCACAAATCTTGTTGAAAGGCACATCTTACAATGAGGTAGCGCGGGACGGGCGTGGCCGGGTTGCTGAAGTTTCACCATTAATTGGCCAAATGAATGTTGACCGCAACAAATCAGGGAAACTGGTTTATGAATTTTACGATGGAAAAAGGACCAGCATTATACCCAACAGTAGAATGTGGAGAATCACTGGCTATTCTGACAATGGCATCATTGGAAAGACACCATTGACAATTGCCCGTGAAACTATTGGCCAGGCAATTGCTGCCAATCAGTTTGGTGGCAAAGTATTTAAAAATGGTGCCCGTCTTTCAGGTGTTTTGAAGGTTGTTCAGAAGCTGAACAAAGAACAAAGAAAAGACATTTTGAAAGCTTGGAATGATTCATATGCTGGATTGGACAACGCTGGTAAAACCGGCCTTGTCCATAATGGGGCTGATTTCAAGCCTGTTTCAATGACATCACAAGATGCACAGTTTCTGGAAACACTCAAATTCCAGAGAAGTGAAATTGCTGGATTCTATGGTGTGCCACCACACATGATTGGCGACCTTGAACGGGCCACATTCAGTAATATTGAACATCAATCAATTGAATTTGTGATTTATTCACTGCTTCCTTACATCACAAACTTTGAACAAACGGTTTACCGGGACTTACTGACACCTGAAGAAAGAAAAGAATATTCAGCCAAGTTTTCTGTTGAAGGTCTGCTGCGAGGTGACACCAAAGCACGGGGTGAATTTTACAGAACATTGTTCAATTTGGGTTCTCTTGAAATTGATGAAATTCGAGAACTTGAAAACATGAATCCAGTACCAGGCGGTAAAAGTCGGTACATGCAAACTTCCATGGGCAAACTTGACGATAACGGCAACATTACAGGAACCAAAAATGAAAATTCACAACAAACTGCTTCAACTGATTCAGATGAATCAGAAGGCCAACAAGAAATTTGAAATTGTCAACCAATCAGATTCAGTGACCGAACTGTTCATCTATGATGTCATTGATAACTGGTGGGGGGTTTCAGCTGAAGAATTCGTTGAAAAACTGAATTCAATTGAATCAGATGAAATTGTCATCAGGATCAATTCACCGGGTGGTGATGCCTTTGATGGCCGGGCCATGGCATCTGCCATCAAACAGCACCCGGCAGTGATCACAGCCAAAATTGATGGCCTTTGTGCCAGTGCTGCCACCACGATTGCAAATGCCTGTGATCATGTGCAAATGGCTGACGGCTCATTTTATATGATTCATCGAGCCTGGACGCTAGGTTGGGGCAATCGCAATGACCTTTCAAAAACCGTTGAATTGTTGGATCAACTTGATTCAGCAATTGCCAATGATTATTCAAAAAGGACCGGACTTGATAAGGATGAAATCATTCAGATGATGGATGATGAAACCTGGATGAGTGCCGAAGAAGCCAAAGAAAAAGGATTCATCAACGAAATCACTGATGATGAAGCAGTTGAAAACAGCTTTGATGTGTCTGCCTTTGATAAGGCACCAAAATTGAAACAATCTGACTTTCAGCCAAAGCCAGTTCCCCAAAATGCCGCCATGAAAGCCAGGCTTGCAAAAATGATGGTGGCCGTAGACAACCAATGATTTCAAGTAAGTAGCGCAGCCGCGTGCTTGCATGTGCCCGCCTTCGTGCGGGTTTTTTTGTGCCCGCCATTTGCGGGTTTTTTTAATTGTGAGGATTCAAGATGAAAAATATTGACGAAATGAAAAAAAGGCGCGGCCAGATTTGCGACAGCATGAACGACATGTTGAAGCAAATTGACAACTTCAGCGCAGAACAAACAAAGAAGTTTGATGATCTGTCAAACGAATTTGATCAACTTGGCAAGGACATTGAACGGGCTGAACGGGTTGAAGAAATGAACAACAACCTGAAAGGCTTCAAGGCAACAAACCGGCCAAATGTTACACCCGGCAAAGCGGGCAGTAAATACGGTTCAGAAGACTATGAAAACAACTTCAATCAGTATGTCACCAGCAAAGGCAAAGTTCAAAACGCCCTGGAAGAAGGCACTGATTCTGAAGGTGGCTTTGTGGTTGGTGAATCCTGGGAAAGCACCTTGGATCGATACTTGGAAGATGAAAATGTCATGCGACAGGTTGCCACTGTTGTGAACTACAATTCAGACAGAAACATTCCATTAACCACCAGCAATGGTTCTGCAACCTGGGTTGATGAAGAAGGTGGTTACGGAAACAATGACATTGTGTTTGCTAACAAAAAACTGCAGGCATTCAAGCTTGGCAACATCATCAAAGTTTCTGAAGAACTGCTTTATGACAGCATTGTCAATCTTCAAAATGAAATTGGCCTGGCATACGGTGAATCATTTGGAACAGTTGAAGAAACAGCATTCACAAGTGGTGATGGTTCTGGTAAGCCAACCGGCTTTTTGACTGATGCATCAAGTGGTAAAACAGCAGCTTCAGCCACAGCCGTGACATATGATGAACTGGTTGATCTATTGTATTCAGTCCGTGATGTTTATATCAGAAATGGTAACTTCATGATGAACAGAACCACAGCTTCAATTGTCCGCAAATTGAAATCATCTGATGGTGTGCCATTGTGGCAACCTAATCTTCAAACTGGTCAGCCAAACATGCTGTTGGGCATTGGTGCCAGAATTAATGAACAGATGCCAGCCATGACCACAGGTTTGACACCAATTGCTGTTGGTGATTTCAAAAAATACCGTATTGCTGACAGGGTTGGCATGGTGATGCAAGTTCTGAATGAACTTTATGCTGCCAATGGCCAGATTGGTTTCAAAATCCACAAACGGACTGATGGAAAACTGGTCAGAACTGAAGCAATCAAGTATTTGACTATGGCATAAAGCCAGTCAATTTTCTTTTAAGAAAGGGCACTTCATGGTGCCCTTTTTTTCATGTAGGTGAAAAAATGGCAAAGAAGAAAACAACAAAAAAAACAACAAAGAAAACATCAGCAAAAATCAGCAAAGTTGATGTAAAAGCAGCCGAAGCAAAAGCCAAAGCGGATGCCGAAGCCAAAGCAGCAGCTGAAGCCGAAGCAAAAGCCAAAGCGGATGCCGAAGCCAAAGCAGCAGCTGAAGCCGAAGCAAAAGCCAAAGCGGATGCCGAAGCCAAAGCAGCAGATGAAGCCGAAAATGCAGAAGTTGAAGTTGAACTTTCAGTTTCATTGAGTGGAACTAATGGTTCATTTGTTCCTGGCGATCCATACCGGTGTGACAAACAAGAAGCATTCAGACTTTTCCGGGCAGAATATGCAAAGATTACTGACAAGGCTTTGAAGAAAGAAGCGGTTGCCTGGGTTAAGAGCCAGGAAGCAGCCGAAGCCAAAGCAGCTACTGAAACAGAATCAAATGGTGATCAATCATGAAAGCACTGAAATCAATCACCATTCCAAAACTGAAATTCAGGCGTGAAGCTGGTAAGCCAATCAAAAAAGGTGAATTGCCACCTGATGTGTTGGAACGTCTACAAAAAGCCAAGAAAATTTCAGTGGATCCGGAAAGAAAGTCAGAAAACAGTAAATCTGGCAAAAAAGGCAGTTCAGATTAAAAATGAACATCATTTCAAGAACCGGTGATGAACTGGTTGATAAAACCCTAGCCAAAGCCAATTCCCGTGACACACTTTCGGCTGAAGATACATTGTGGGACCACTGGATTACAACCGCACATGAAGTGGTTGAAGATGAATCCGGATTGGTCCTGCAATTGTCTACATGTGAACAGGTTTTCCATAATGATTGCATTGATTTGCGGGCACCAGTGCGGGGCATTGTAAGTGTTTACACATACGATGATGACGGCACAGCAACTGAATCAACTGATTATAAGGTCACCAAAACCAGTGCATTTGGTTTGCGGGTCACCCTGACCACAAAGCCATGCAATTATGCTGTCATCAGATACATTGCAGGGTTTGGTGAATATACGCCATCAGGCAGTGAAACAGCCATCAATTCTGGCACCATTGCAGCACATAAGACGGCCATTCAAGCAATTTTGTTATTGACCAATCATTATTATGAAAACCGGTCAATTGTTTCAGACTTCAGCAAGATGACACTGCCACACGGTTTTGACAGGCTGATCAGCAGAATTGAAAAGCACACATGAATGCCGGTGACCGTGACTGCTATCTGACGGTGCAAGTCAACACTGAAACTATTGGTGATTTGAATGAAGTGGAACATTCCTGGGCAGATGAATTCAACATCTGGGCAAAAGAACATACACCATCAGCCAAAGAAATCAGCAAAGGCATGGATGTTCAGTTGGACCAGGTGACATTCACCACCATCAAATGTGATGTGACCCATGAAAAACGGCTGAAAAGTGGCACCAAGATTTATCAGATTCAATCAGTAACCGAAAAAGGTGATGATCTGATCATCAAGGCCACATTGTTGCAATGAGTACCACAACCGGTGCCATCTGGGACACTTCCAACGGTGCCATTGATCCGGAATCATTGCTGAAAAGACTGAAGGCACTGCCGCCTGAAATTGTCAGCAAGAATGGTGGTATTGTTCGCCAGGTGTTGTTTCAGGTTGCCAAAGTTCCTGAAGTAAAGGCCAAAGAAATTGCCCCACATGACACAGGCAGACTGCAAAAAGCCATCAGAAAAAAAAGAGACAGAAACCCACACTTTGAAGGTGCCACAGAAAATTATCAGGTATATGTGTATCCGGGCAAAAACCGTGATGATGAACGGGGTGCATGGTATTGGACATTTGTTCATTTCAAAACCAAGAAGAACCCTGATGCGGTCCCATTTTTAACCATAGCATTTGAATCAACACAGGATGAAATGATTCAGGTGTTCAAAGCCACCTTCAAAAACAAAATGAAGTTGGTTGAAAAGAAAATTCAGCAGATCAAATGACAGAACAAGAACTGATTGACAAACTGACAACTGATTCAGTTTGTGGTGGCCAGGTTTACCCGGTAGAAGCCAGAAGTGATGCAGCCATGCCATATGCTGTTTATGATGTGATCAGAGGCCGACAATCAAACGAGCTGACCGGCAACAATGGAAAAAGAAACCGCTACATGTTCACCTGTTGGTGCAATACCTACAATGAAGCCGTTGATGTGATCGATGCATTCAGGACTTCACTTGATTCTGAATCATTTGCTGCTGGTGAACCTATCATTGACCGTGACCCGGATGATGATGAAGCTTGGCGAATAACCAACCTTGATTTCTATGTCATTGAACCATGACTGGTTCATCTGTGCCAGTGGCCAAAGCCTGACACAAGCAGATGTTGATGCCGTTCGGGGGAAAGGCACTGTTGTTGTAATCAATAACACTTTTCAGATGGCACCCTGGGCTGATGTACTTTGGGCATGTGATAAAAAATGGTGGTTGGCATATCCGGAAGCCATGAATTTCAAAGGAAGAAAGATTTCACTTGAATTTGATCAGGTTGAAAAACTGCCATTTGCAAAAGCACCAGGGCTTGGCCTTTACCGGGTCCACACCGGGAGCAACAGCGGATACCAGGCAATCAACTTTGCCTTTCTGGAAGGTGCCAAAAGAATCATTCTTCTTGGATATGACATGCATGGAACACACTGGCATGGACGACACAAAGCCGGACTTTCAAACATTCACAATTTTGAACAGTGGATTGAAAATTTCAATCAACTGGCAGCTGATCTGAAAACGCATGGTGTTGAAGTGATCAACTGCACAAGACAAACCAAACTGAAATGCTTCAGGCGGGAACCGCTTGAAAGTGTAATTTCTTAACGGGCCGCATTTGCGGCTTTTTTTATGCCCGTTTACGCGGGTTTTTTTATGCCCGCTAACCGCGGGTTTTTTCATTTATGAGGAAAGAAAAATGGGCACAGTAGCAAAAACCCAAGGCATGAAACTTCAAGTTGGTGACGGTGCTTCGGTTGAATCATTCACTGACATTGCTGGTGTTACCAGCTGGCAGGATTCCGGAGTTCAAACCGGTGAAGGTGATTGCACCGACTTGGCATCAACTCAAAAAGAACAGTATGCCACCCTGGCTGATCCTGGTTCAGTTACCGTTGAAATCAACATTGTTGATGGTGACACAGAACATCAACAACTGCTTGATGATTGTGCGGCTGGCACAGCAAGGAACTACCAAATCACAAAAGCTGACGGTTCAACCGTTCGTAAAGCATTCAACGCATTTCCAAAATCATTCAGCCAAACTGGCCAGGCAGACAGCCACATCACTGCTTCAGTTGAATTGCGTTTAACTGGTGCGGCCACTGACACCATCTAAGGGAGTAAAACCACAATGAGACAACTAACAGCGGCAGATTTCAAGCAAGCAGAAACCAAGAAAGTTGAAATTCCTGAATTGGATGGCTTTGTTCACATCAAAAAGCTATCTGTGAAGGATGCCAAGCAATTCCAAAAAGATGACCTTTCTTCCATTGACCGCGGTGAAGAAATGATTGTCATGGCTGTGGTAGATGAAAGCGGAAACCGTATTTTTTCAAGTGTTGAACAACTTGAAGAATCCGGAATTGAACACTTTCAAAAACTCACAGAAAGCATTTTGGAATTTAATGGCCTTTCCAACAAAGAGCTGAAGGAAATTGAAAAAAACTAATTAATTCCCCGGAGTACCGGTTCAGGTTTGAACTGGCTGAAGCTTTGGGGAAATTTCCGCATGAAATCGATGAAATGCCACATGAAGATTTTGTGGCATTTCTCATCAAACACAAACTTTCACCAATTGGTTCACTGCGTGATGACATCAGGCATGCGCATTCACAACACCTTTTGATGAAGGTCAACAGCGATCCGAAAAAATTCAACGCAAAACCAGAGCATTACCAGCTTTTCAAATTCAAGAAACCAGCCAAACCAATGACTGATGAAGAAATTGAAGCAGCTGTGTGTGCAACTCTTGACCGCTTACCAGGATAAAAAATGTCACTTGGCAAACTGCTTCTAAATCTTGGTGTCAACACCGGCACCTTCGAAACAGACATGGGCAGGGCTGCGCGCGTGTCTGCGAAACGCAGCAAGCAGATCAAAGATCAAATGGACCTGGCAATGAAGGCCATTGCCACTGGTGCCATTGCTGCAGCTGGTTCACTTGGAACACTTGTCAAAAAAACAGCTGACACCGCGGATGGAATACAAAAGATGTCCAACCGCCTTGGCGTGTCAACTGAATTCCTTTCCCAATATAGGCATGTTGCAGAGCTATCCGGAACCACTCTTGAAAGGGTTGGTGATGGTGTGCGCAAAATGTCCAAGTCTATCAATGACGGTAATAATGGGCTTTCAACGGCAACCAGGGCATTTAACAGTCTTGGTATTTCACTGACTGAACTGAATGCATTGAACCCTGAACAGCAATTTGAATTGATTGCTGATCGTATTTCAAGAGTTGATGACCAGTCAGTGAAAGCCGGTGCTGCCATGGACATTTTTGGCCGTGCTGGTGTTGATCTTTTGACTGTGTTGAATTCAGGTGCTGAAGGCATTAAAGGAATGCGTGAAGAAGCTGATGCCTTTGGTTTGACCATGAGCCAGGAAGCGGCAGATTCAGCTGCTGACTTTAATGATTCAATAACCCGGCTGGATAGCAAGTTGACTGGAATGGCTGAAACCATTGGACAGGGTTTGATTCCAATTGCCACAGAAATGATAAACAAGTTCAACAGTCCTGGACTGGAAACCGGGAACAGTCTTGTTGAAAAACTTCAAACTACAATGATCACCCTTTATGGCGCAACACAACTGGTTGGTGATGGCTTTGAAGTGGTAGGAAAAGCACTTGGCTTGTTTGCAGTCAAAGGTGTTCAGGCATTTGAATTGGTTGGTGGTTACCTGGATTCATTTGTTCAAAGGGTGAAGCTTGGTGCAAAAATCATCCAGTCAGCATGGAGTGATGAAGCAGATCAGGAAGCATCAGAACTTGGAAAGCAAATTGCTGACATGGAAGCCAGGCTGGAATCCTTGTACGACACTTTCAAGAATGATGACATTGGATTCACCAGTGATGCACAAGCCATCATTCAGGGCACCATTGATGAAATTCAAAATCTTAAAAATGTTGCCGCATCAACTGGAAAAGGAATCAACAAGAATTTAACAAAACCACTCAATGCAGCAGGTGATGCATCTGAAGGTTTGGCCAAAGGTGCTGAATCAGCAAAAGATTCACTTTCAAAACTTGCCAAACAAGCAGCTGATGAAGCCGAAAAATCACTTGATGATTATTTGTCAATTGTTCAGTCACTTGAAACACCACTGGAAACCCTGACCAGGGAATATGATGAACAGGTTGCAATTATTGGCAGATATCTTGAAACAGTTGAAGAAAATTCAGCTGCTTCAAAAATGGCTGGTGAAATACTGGAACAACTGACAGAACGGTTTATTGAAAATGAAGCAGCACTGAAAGATGTTCTTTCGCCATATCGTGAGCTAATCGGTCTGCTTGATCAAGAATCCTTTGCCATTGGTGCAACCCGTGATGAACTGATTGCACTGGATGCTGCCAGGCTGCTTGAACAGCAAGGAATCACCGCCACAAACACCACGCTTCAAATTTATCTGGGTTTGCTCGGCCAGGTGATCGGCAAACTAGAAGAAATTGAATCAAAAAATGGAGTTTTTGGAAATGGCATTCAAACCTTTGGCGATCTGCTGAAGGATGCATTCAAAGATGGAAACAACTTCTTTGATTCAGTCAAGGATGGCTTTAAATCAATGACCAGGGATGCTGAATCATTTGCTGATGGTCTTTCATCAATTGGTGATTTTGCCAATCAAATTGCTGGCTTCTGGGATTCAACAGCCGGTCAGGATGATGCTGGCCGTGTTCTTGATACTGTCAGCCAGATTGCATCAACTGGTGTTCTTGGACCTGTTGCACAGGCTGTTGCACAAGTTGCTGGCTTCATTGATCAGCTGACAGGTGGAAAGTTATTTGGGACATCATATCAACTTCAATCAACCACCAGGCAAATCGACATTGGTGCTGGTGGTGCTGGTGGCTTTGTTGAAACACTTGAAACAAGACAGCGTTCATTATTTAGAGGCACAGCCAGAAGAAGGCAACAATCAGACCTTGAATCGGACACCCTTTCAGCTTTGGATCAACTGTTTGAGAACTTAAACATTGCAATTCAAAACAGTGCCATTGCTGTTGGTGGTCTGGCCGGTGACATCATCACTGGTTCCTTTGTTGAAGAATTTGATAAAGATGGAAACCTGGTCAGCCAGATGGCAACGGTCCTTGGCCGCACTTATGAAGAATCATTTGAAGAATTCAGCCAGAGGCTAACAGCAGAAAACATCCTTGCTGGTGTTGGCACCATATTCAATGACGTTGGACGAATTGCAGAACAATGGCGAGGTGATGCAAGCACATTGCTTGATGGTGCGCAATTACTGCTTCAAGCCGGTGTTGATATCAATTCAGGTTCTGGGCTTTTTGACACCCTTCAGCAAGTTACCAATGTAATCACCGACATGCAAAAGCCTGGTGAATCACTGGTTGAAACATACAACCGGGTCCAGGGTAGCGTGCTGCAGTTGGATGAAGCACTTTCAGTGATTGGACTTTCATTTGAAATGGCCCGTGAAAACTATGTTCAATTTGCTGCTGACATCACTGATGCTGCTGGTGGAATTCAACAGGCTGCTTCACTGTGGCAATCATACTTTGAAACCTTCTACACA